TATCCTTCGCTGTTCCATCCACTTACAATGTCTGCATCTTCTAACAAGTCTAAGAAAACTTCAAGCATTTCTGCTTCGCTTGTAAACAAGTAAGTATTATCGAAACGCTTGCATAAGTCAGTAGCAGTTTCCATTGTCATACCACCTGGTGGAATAGCCAATGTTACAAGTTGATCTGTCCAGTCTAAGTATATTGAGATTGCTGTAATAGGATTAAAAGGATCCTCAGGACTACTATAGCCCTTCTCTTTGTGAAAGTCTACTTCAATATCGAAAAAAGCAGTTTGCAGTTTAGGAGCATCTGCACCAAGATAGTTATCTGCTAAACAACGAAACACAGGATTAATATCACTTTCCCATATACCTTTGCCGCCTTGAATCTTCAGTTCACGCTGGAACTCTTTGCGATTGCGTGTACTAAATCTGCTTACTGGCTTATCATAGATAGTTTTGTATTTTCCACGTGGATCATCATAATAAAACACATAGTTAGCAGGATACTCACGATATTCTCGTTTACCATCTACACGTTCAACTACATGAATACGATCATGTTCTCTATCAAAATATGCGTCTACGTAACTCATTTTCTACCTTTGTACCATTTTGCTATACCCCAGACACTCATTACAGCCCAAAATATCTCTAGTGTTATGTTAGCAAGAACTGGCTTAAAATACAAGTTAATTCCTAACAATATTGCTACTACTAGGTTAAAGAAACTGTACCAAAAACCTTTAGCATCTACTCTATCTGTTTGTAGAGCCCAGTAAGTACCAACCAGTAATAACATACCGCATTGTCCTACTACGTCACTCCAATGTAATGTATAATAATCTACCATAATCCTGCGGCTACTCCATAACCAAAAACGTTGATACAAGCAAAGTATCCTGTTAGTAACATAATCCAAGCGGCACCTCTGCGCCAACTTGCATATAATTGTGTTACACTTCCTACAAAAAATGCAGGGTATACCACTAGCATATTGGGATCGTCTGCGTTAACTGCTAGTGTCAGACTTGCATATACAGTGAATAAGAAACTTATTAGTTCAAAGTAAAATGCAATACTATCACTGCGATAACTGTTTACCCAAAATTGTTTTACACTGCTCATAGTACTGACAAGAAGTCCCTTACGCCATTGGCAACATTTTGTTCCCATATGTCTGCTTGATGCGGTGTACCTACATAATCTGTTACATACTTGTAGCAGTCAAACCATACATTCATACGTTTGCAAACACTTGCAATAGCGTATGCTTCCATATCTACAATATCAATATTGTTATCTACAAGCCACGGTTCAAGTTCATGTACAAACTGATCGCCGGTGCCTACAGTAAGTCCATGCGTCATGTCTGCACTAAACTCTAGATAGTTATAACCTGCTTCAAAAGGTGTAACACCTCTTGGTGCTTGTGGTTCTGCGTTCATGTCTCGTTGTACAAAACGTGTAACACGATGCAACCCTGTTAGCTCTTTGTTGCAACTACCCGCAGTGCCATAGTTAACCACACGAGGGTGGAAGCCTAAACTATTTGCTTCCATGATTGCTTGTGCAGTTGCTACAGCAGCGTTGACTTTGCCAACGCCAGTATAGATTACTTTGTAGTTCTTAGGTGCTTGTTTGTATGGAAGTTCGGCTTCCAGTGCAACTAACAATATGCGATATTGCATTTAGATCTTGCCAACTGTAGCAAGAATTGTTTCCAGTGTTTCATGGTCTTCGCTTGCTTTGTCAAAATCTGCTTTGTATGCTGTGCGTACTGCTTTTTTAAGTACAGCAGGCTTGATCTGCATTTCTTCTGCAATTGCTTTTACAGTGTCGTTTAGACCTTCATTAAGGTCATCAACTTCCTGCATTACAGTAAGTCCTTCGTTTACTAGTTGTGTTAATTTTGCTTTTTCTTCACTCGAAAAAATACGTGCGCCACTCATGTGAGTACTCCTTGATATATCTTTATTAGTGTTTAGTATACTACTTAATACCTTGTGCGTCAAGCACAAAATCATAACTTTCGTAGTTACCTTTGTTTAATGGTCCGCCATATCCACTTGGAGGGAGACTGCCCTTCATTTGTTGTGGTATACCTTTTGCAGATCGTTGTTTTGCATTTTCTAATGCTTGCTTGTTTTCTTCTGTGTTTAATATGCGAACATTTTTCGGACGATCTTCTTTTGGCTGTATAATCCATACAAATATAAACTGTTCATTAGGATCGTTAGTGTGTGCCAAATATAAACTTTCATCAGGTATAGTTTGGAATATTGGATAACCGAGTATATCAGTTACAGTCTTGTACGTACTAAAAACACATACAAGAGCAACAGGAATAACTAACATCATAACAAATAAATTTCTAGCAAAATGGATACCAATGCCCAACACAATTAATGTTAGTATAAGAACACTTACAAACAGCGGTAGTAAACTAAAATCAAACATTAGTTTCTCCTCTGATGAGAAAAGTGTCTCGGTCTAGTTATAATTTCATGTCTTACTTTGTCAGATGATACAAAGTCTCCATTGTCATCTAATGTAAAGTTAACTAAAGTAATTTGTTGTCCGCGCTCGTTATATGTAAATTTATCAACAACAGTTTCAATATAAGGATTTACTTTTATAAGTGTAAATTCTATCCAACCAGTAGTATTGATTGGGCGTTCGCCTGCTTCTATTTGATCTATAGGATAATTTCGACTATACACTTGTGCCATTACTTTGTATTCTCCTGGCACAGTTCCTCGCAGAGTAACAACTTCTCTGTTTATCATAATTGTTTTTTTAATTGGCTTGCCTGCCGTTTGTGATTCTACAAACTCGATCACATCGCTCGAATGACCTAGATCATCTCTTTCTAGGTGCATGAGTCCGCCTTCTCTTGCATTAAAATTAATTAAATTGCCTGCAGGATCCTTAACCCATATGTCAATATCATCATTTAGTTCAGGATCCCATTCCATAACAAGCAACCATTCCGCTTTACTTGGAACATCAGAATTTTTTGCAACTGGATTAATAAGAATAAAAGCAATCATGAATAGGTAAACAAATCCAATCAGAAGATTGAATAATAAATCAGTAAAGCCAATGCTGCTCTTATATCTACTTCTGTCTTTCATCAAACTTCCTTTGAAGATGTTTTACTCTACGCACATACTCTGCGTAAGTCATGGTACATCCACAACGTTCGCAATGTTTTGTCCATTCAGTACTGGACATTGTTAATCTAGGTTTAATCTGTTTCGACATTTACTAGTTGCACTTTCAAAGCCTGACTGCACACAAGTCCAACTAGCGTTGTATAAAGTGCAGTACTCATTCCCAGAGCCATGTCTGTTAATGCTGTCTTTACGCTTGTTGTATCTGATACATTTAAACTCTCGAAACTGCTACCCAGCATTAGAATAAATCCTATAACGGTACCTATCATGCCTAATGCCAGCATCATCTCTGTAATGAACCATGCTATATTGGTCCCACTTTCTACAGACTTGCCTTTACTCTTTTTGTAAGTTTCATAACCTACAAAGATACTTGATCCAAAAAATAATGTGATAATAACAAAACTTAAACGTGTTATGTCGTTGTCTAGCAATGCTTGGGTAAATCCAAACGCATGCACAATAAACATAGCTGCCATACTTGTGCAGAATAGCAGCCACCAACGTAAAAACATCGTCATATTTGTTCTCCGTTGTATTTATTTACGTTCGGTGATTTCTAATACTAGTTCAGTACTGCCTTTAATAAGTCTGTGATAAACTTCTTTAGGAATAAAATATTCTCTGTTGGGCAAGAGTGATAAAGGTAAACAGTTATCTAACTGTAAAGCCCAGCCCTTGCCTTCTAACACAGTTACAACTCTGTGTTCTCTGTCGCGATGCCAGCACAAATCGCTATTGTCAGCGTCTGCTGCAAAAGTTCTAATAAATGTATCGTCTGAAATTTTCTTGTGTTCGTAGGGTGTTACCACCACTGCCCGCCTTTAACGCCTAATGCTTTGTAACGTGGAGTACGACAACTCCAGTATCGTGCAGTCGTCTTATCATTTGCTTGCTTACACTTGTGTCGTGCTACAAAACTTTTAACTGCACCTCTGTCATTTGCTTTTACACTAAGTCCAGTTGTGTCGCCCCATGATACTTTAATCACGTTGCCTTTTTTATTCTTTGTATACACATAAAACTTCTTACTACCGCCACGCTTTGGACTATTAAGTTTTACTTTACGTCCTTGGTACTCTGCTTCATCAAGTTCTTCTTCTTCGATCATAGGCACATCAAGTGCTACCATTTCATCTTCGATCATAATACATTCGCCGATGTCTGTAGCAATTAGTTCTTGATCTTCCCAATCTAAGTTTAGTTCTTCAGCACGTTCACGTACTTGCTTATAGAATTCAGTAAATGCTAAACTGCCGGGACGGAACATGCACTCTGTGAATGGAATATTCTTTTTAATATGTTCAGCAATAGTTTTGTTTACTGTTGCTTTAATGTCAAATTCACTTACTCTCATTGCGCATACTTTCTATAAGGTTCTTCATTATTTCACCGCGTTGTATTACACTAAGTCTTTGTAGTTCGTTAAACTTAATTTGTTCAACATACTTGTCGCGGTTTGCTGGTATTGCTAAAAGTTCTTCAATACTCTTAGTTGCTGACATTTTTAGCCTTACCTTTACGATTCTTGTTTGGGTCTTTTGCTCTTTTGCGTTTAACAGCACGTGCAATGCCTGCCTTGCCATCTTTTTTACCATCACCATCTTTGTCTGCGTTGCGCAGTTTTGCTGCCGCGCTCTTACTCAAACATTTAGGTTTTGCTTTGCCTTTGGTATCGCCACACTTGCCAATACGGTTACCTGAACTATCATAAGCATCCCAGCCACCGCCGCCTGCACCACCTTGTTTGCCTTTGCCAAACCAGGCACGTAGGTCCTCATGTAATTCTTCAATACGCATTTATTTCTTCTTTGAATTGCCCCAGTTGGCGGCACCAACTTTGCGGCATTTTACAAGTGCGCCACTTGCATACGCACTGGGCCATACTTTGTAGCGTGATTTAACTTTACGGTAACAAGCATCTTTTTTACCTGCTGCTTCATCAAACTGTTCTTCTGTTAGTGATTCTTCAACACTTTCACTTAAACCTAAACGCTGTGTAATTTCTCTGTGTAAGAAGTTTGATCTACCTACAGTATCACTTGGATCGCCACCTGCGATACTATATGCACGTTCCATTTCTTCTGAGTCATAATTGCGCATATGTTCGACACTATAGTTTATGTTACCTTCTTCATCTGTACCAGCATAGTAATCTACAACCATGTCAACAAACTGTTCTTCTTCAGCGTTCATTTCTTCATCGTCATCATATGGTGTAGAGCCTTCATTGGCTTTAACCTGATCTGCATTACTGCCCATCATTTTGCCCTGTGTGGCACTTGTGTTAGCCGGAAACATGTCACCTTTAAGCGTATCCATTGCACGTTTCATCATGCCAATGTTTTGATCCACGCTGTACTTTAGATCAGGATCTTCTGCTTTTGCTTGTAGTTCTGCTTTAGTAAGAGCAGTTAGCGCACGTGCAAGTTTTAACTTGTCACCTTTGCCCATTTTAACCATGCGTACTAGTTTATTAACTTCGTCCTGTACTACTTTGCGTTCGTCACTGAAGTTCTTTTTAACTTGTAGTGCAGCTTTTTCAAGTGCAGAATTTTCATTAAACTGTTTAAAACGCATTGCTTAGTCCTCAGGCTGTTGTTCTGGTGTATTTCCTAATGCATCGTAATGTGCAGTTTCACTTGCTTCGTATGCATTGCTAAGTGCCTCACGCATGTCTGCTAGTGCAGCAACATCGCCACCTGCTTGTGCAATTTTAGTTTCAAGCATACCACCTTCACGAACCATCTTTTCAAGTGTATTGATTGTTTCAGCCATTTTAGCAAATGCACGATCAGCATACTCATATTCTGCTGTGCCTTCGTCAATCAATGACTTCATTTCTTCAACTTCAGTGCCTGCTGTGCGTTCTGCTTTCATAAACTTAGCAAAACGATCCTGCATAGTTTCTTCAACTTCTGCTTCTTCTGCTTCGTTAACAACAGGAGTATAAGGATTCTCTGCACTAATAGCATCAAATTGCTGTAGTAAGTTTTTAGTTGCACCTGTTTCTGCCTGCAAAGAGCCTGTCTCTACAACGTCTGTGCTTTCAACTAATTGTGTTGATTCATTTGCTTCAATAGCATTTAGTTTCTGTACTAATGAGAAAAAGTCAGACATTATTTTTTGCTCCATTCTGAA